CCTAAAGAGGTGCATAGACGTGTCTAATAAACACTAGACATTGGATCTTTATGATCCGGTCTTTACCGATTCCCGTTTCTTCCACTGGAAGGAAACGGGTTCCTCCTTCTTCCCACTCATCCTTCCCCCGAATCGTCCGAAACTTAAGACCGGCCGTTCCCGAATCCACATGTGGTCAGAGGGCTTCACTGAAGCTCTCTCGATCAACTTGGAAACGGGCGCGGACGATCGTAAGTAGCCCCGCTTGGCCAATGCTTTGCGTACTTTCGTACGCAAGGCATTGGAGACTCGGGCAGGCGAAGGAGTAAAGGACCTTCCTACGAGCTGAGCGCCTTGGCGCAAAGCCCATAGGGATCCCTTCCCCGCTCTCATTTCAACGAAATCGGCGTAATTGCCGTTATCTTTGAAAGGAGGGCGGAGACTCCTCGTCTGCCTAACCTTGAACGCGTCAGGATGCATCGCGTCGAGGTCTTGCGCATCTGCTAATGCTAACGCATAAGCAGGTGACAAGGCCGTCGTCCAGATAGACCCGAAAGTAGTTGGATCGGTACTCCTATAAAGAGCACCGCCCAACGCCTTCCGGATCCGTCTGGACGCGACGCGACCAATCTTGACGCGGTCACCAAGCGGGGTAGGTAGCCCTCCCCCACCCAGAACGCGTGGTAGGTAAGGTGGTATACCATGGCTAGCGAAGAATTTCGCCATGCCAGGGTAGCAGAGTTTCACAACTCTGCACACCTTACTCCAGCGTCCTGGATGGGCGGAGGCAACAGCGTGTGCCGCAAGTGGGACTGTCACCCAAGGTGGTAGGTCGCCTCGCATCCCCGGAGCATGCTTCGGAGCGCGGACGGCCCACCTCAATGGAATGGCAGTTGACCACTCGCGGAATAAGACGGAAACTGGATTCATTTTCAATCCTGTTTCTTTGCTCACGTAGGAGAGTGTAACGTTCCTTGGTGGAAACTGGAAAGCTCCAGTTTTACCCACCTTGTAGCGTTGCGCTCTCCATCGGAGCAATTGGCCGAGTTCGTTGACAAGGTTCATAGGAACTTTGTCAACAGGACCCGTCCACGTCTTAGAGACCTCTCGAGTTACTCGAGTCGGAACGCACGACACCTGAACAGAATAAATATCTTCTGTAAAGATGCCGTACACTTTCGACTTGAGATGCTTACCGGGTGAGAAAACTGCGCCGCAAAGCACAGCAATCTCCTCGTAAGCAGCAACTCGATCAGGTCTCCACGCTGCTGCGAGGTCATCTCCACAGATGACCTCGGCTTCTCGCGACGAACCGGGGGTTTCTTTCTCTCTGCACCCGCCTCTGCCATGCAACTGGACCAATGACTGGTCACACCAAAACAGGTGTGTCAGGCATAGTAGTGGCCATGTAGTTGGGAGCCCCATAAGGGCTCCCCGCTGCGTGGTCACTGTGGACCCGTCGGGGTACGAAAGTGTGTAGCTGCCTACGGCTGCATTAGTAAATTCATCCATGAATTTACTAGTGCATCCGAGCGCGTCTCCTAAACCTTCTACGATGGCCTGTAACAGGTCACCGTGGAGGGTGTCGGAGGCTGCCGAAAGGTCAGCCGACACGATCGTACACCTAGGATCCACTCCAGTTGCAAACAGTGCCTCGACAGCTTCTCTGTGGAGACCTTCAGCCACGAGCTTCGTCCGTCTATCGTTGCGTAAAGCAGCGAAAAGACCGTGACGAAGCGAATGGAGGAAGGCCACCCGAGCAGCTGCGTGAGCCGTAACGATACGGGCTTTCCAGCCACGTTCCGGAACGGCCACTACCCTAGCTGTGTTCGAAAGATCTGCGAAAGCAAGATCTTTCAAAACACGGCCGGGGTTCGAGGCACGCGTCCCTTCCTTCATGCTATGACGCACGGAGGAAGGGGGCAGAGTCAAGCACCTTGCGGTGTGTTCTTTGATCGCACGGGCGTAACCACCCTCCCGTCTGGAATATTCCAGACAGGAGCTCTCCTGAATGGGAGGCTCTCGGATAAGGTCAAGGGATAGACGATTTTTAATCGCCCATTCCTTGGCCCATCCTCGAGCAGCTCCCAGGAGAGATGGTGGAGTCACGCCAAGTGATCCTAGAACATCCGCATGGGACTTGAGGGCATGCTCGCATATGGTTGCATCACCGTAAGGTAATGCACGTCCTATGTAAGACAGCTGCAAATGCGAATTTGCATCTGTCCAACCTAGGGCGCCCACGAGGCCACGGAACGCAGAAGGTGGGCAGCGTCCATGAAGAAATACATCTTCACGGATTTGCGCTGTCCACGACTTCACGCGTTTAATGGTCTCAACGGGCCCACGTGCGAGGGCAGAGAGAAGAAGATGTCGAGCGAGCGCTTGGAAAGTGCAGAAGCGACGGCGATCCGTTTGGAAGTCTAAGTTAAACTTAGGCCACTTACGGGTCGCAACCGCAGCGCAAATTGCTTTCCAAGTTTCGGCTGCTAAGTTCACTCGCCTGGATACCTCCGATCGCGTGGCCACCCTCATTGAGGTTGGACGCGCGACCAAGGGCATACAGGTTGGCGCAGATTTGACGCGAGTTGGCTTCGAATACAGTACTTTCGTACGTTTCTTAGCTTTCTCGCCCGCATCTGCGTCATCGATTGCGTTTAGCAGCTTAGCTCGCCAGTGGGGAAGAGGGAGGACACAACAGAGTGCCGCCGGGGTCAAACGAATAGTTTGACGCACCGACCTGGCACGGTTGCGCCGATGTGGTTTGGAAGCACCTGCTTTCGCAGGGGAATCCGGACTACGGGCTGGCGCAAAACCGCAAGCACTCCAGATATCGCTCGGAAGAGCGAATATCCGTCGTGGTGTACGTTTGTGCGCC